ACAGGTCAAATCATTCTAACTGGAATGACAACTCATGACGAGTGTGCGTCACTTGTGACTCAGTTAAAGCCATTGTTAGTAATATAAATAAATGACAGCTCGTGAACTAACACCCGCCGAAGTTGCAGCAGGACTAAGAGGTATTAATGACCTAGATTTATCTGCAACTCAGATTCAAGCACTTGTTCGTAATATGGACGCATCTAAGCAAAAATGGGCTCGAATCAAGCACAATAAACAAGAATATGAGGAGAAAATTCAAAAAGAGAATGAAGCATTGTATTTTAACTATCCATCTCTTTTTCAAATGCATGTAGAAGATCGGTTAGATGGAACCTTTTTTGAAATGCTTGCTTTAAAAAGACGAATTGAGAAAGGAGAAATTACTCCTGAACAGGCTACTCAGATTGTAGGTCAGAAGCTACATCAACGGTACATACCTGAACACTCTCCACCTGCCGAGACTCAAGCTCCAACATTGTCATATGAGGAATACTATAGGCAGACTCGCTAGAGTTCCATATTTCGTAGTGCTCTGTACTTTTACAAATCAAGAAAAAGTATTTATGAAGTTCGTCCCAGCTACAGTCTTTCATAGCATAACACTTGATTCGACTTAATCCAAGTTCATCTAATCGGCTACATAGTTCCTCTTTTGACATACTGTTTTCCAAAACAAAGAAGTCGTTTTTCGGGTTTATATAGAGTTCTCTCAGGGAATCTATACAATCAACGAGCGTCTTGTATCCTAAAATACAATACTGTTTTGTGTGATCAAAGTTCAAGATTGAATTACAAAACTTTCCTTTGAATTCAGGTCGTTTCCAGATAGGACGTAACCACCAACCATTTTCCGGACTTTCATAACAATCAACTGACTTCATATGATCATCTAACTTATACTGTTGATAGGCTTGAGGAACAATGAATTGAGGACCTAACCGGTTGATCTCTGAATTGCGAATCAGTGAAAAGTTGTTCCATCCATCGTTCATATACTGAATGTATGCAAGCTTGTGAACTCTTGCAACCTTGGTATTCACTACAGTTCTCATAATTAACTCTTGATCATCGCAGATTGGAAGATATTCAGAATAGTTTCCAATTTCATTCAACACTGATCGTTTCCAAATACGAGGATGGTTTGGAAGACCTACAATATGACTCATTGAAATGTTATTCAGATTAGGGGATGAAATGACATTAATCCAAATATCTTGGTATTTTTGACAATAATATCCAGCATATCCAAGTCCAAAATGATCACCATAAGAGTGTGTGCTTCGATTCTCATATAAATGTCCACCATCCATGTAGACAAATCCAACTTCAGGATCTGTTTCAAATGCCTTCACTGCATCGCCTAAACACTCCGGAAGAATTTCATCATCATGATCTAATTCTAAAACATACTTTCCTCTACACATAGAAGCCACTTCATTTTTTACATTTCCAATATTTCCACTATTTATGGCTCTGCGATACAAGCGAACACGAGGATCTTTACCCACTAACTCTTTCAAGAAAGAAAAGTGTTTTTCATCAGGCGAATCATCCAAAACAACCCATTCCCAATCACGCATCGTTTGTTGTTTCAAACTTTCGTAAGGACGAAGAAACTTATGATAGGAATTGTAACAGGTTGTAAATGCAGAAAAGACTGGTCGTGTTATTTCATGTGGAATCACAACGTTATGAATATAGCAGTAGTTTACACCACGATTAAAAGCATCAATGTCCTCAATTGTTTTGAAATGAATCCATCGTAATCGCATACGGTTTACAAGGTGATTCATTGATGCGTAATATTCTTGTTCAGATTCACCATAGGTGACCAAAATGTGATAATTACAATCAAAAAGTTTTAATACATCATTCGAATCTGAAGTAAAATTCAAGTTACAGTTCAACTTCTCTTCATTGGTCTTGAGAAATGTGTCAATTGAGGCATATTTCTCATCTCTGAAAAAAAGAATATTTGGGTATTTCATTACGTATTCACTCTTAATTCTGTTTAACTTCTTATCCTTTCAATTCTGTACGAAGCTCCATCAACATAGTTCCTAGAACATTTTTACCAGGCCACTTTGAAGGATCTTTTGCTTTGGCTGTTTCTGCAGAAGTTCCAATTGCCCAATATTTATCACGTGCAGATGCTTCACCAATGGAACGTGTTCCTGTTTCCAATAGTTTAGTTTTGAGGTCTGGATGTTGAATGAACTTAGCTTTCAAAGCCGTTCGCATAACACCATCTTTAGTCTTCTCCCAGTCTTCTGCAACGAAATCTTTGACCTTTTTACCCAATGCTTTAACAGCTTTAGCAGAAGGTGTCTTCAAAATCTTGGCTGCCGAAGCTCCATCTCCAAACTGTGTTGCCTTTGCCCATTGAAAGTAATGTTCAACTGTTGGAAACGTAATTGAGTCCACTTGAAAGGGTGCTTCATACGTATTAGATAGAACACGCCATTCACCTTTACCTTCATCTGCTCCCAAGAACAACACTGGTTCCTGACCTGGTTCAACAATTTTTTTGACAATCCTCTTCTTTGCAGGTGGTTTCTTTTCAACAGGAGCTTGTTCACTACGTTCATCCTTTGGTGGCTCTGCTGGGGGCTCTGCTGGTGTCTCAGGTTCAGCAACTGGGATTTCAACTTCCTGTTTTTCAGTTATCTTTGGTTTCTTAGGTTCTTTGGATCGTTCAAACACAAAGCTTCGGTGTAAGAAACTGAATGCTTGATGTTCTTGAGTAAGCAGAATGTTATTCTGACTAGCATAGTGATCTCCGAACAATGTAGTTGAGACTAAGTTATATCCGTGCTCTTTGAGAACTTCGGTCATCTTCTCAAATGGAACCAAGTACTCTTTCTGTGGTTGTTCAAAGCTTTCAAGGTGAACTGAAATCGCATTTCCAAATGTTTCAACCCATCCTTGTCCATCATCATATTCCTTGACGAACTCTCCAAAGATTTGAGATCCTGATCGGAAGCGATGGCTCTTCTTACCCAGCATCAGCGCATAGACTGAAGCTCCATCCAAACAGGTTCCAAAGAACAATCCCTTACCGTGGTTTTCAAGATTGGTCGCAAAGGATTCAAAGGACTCATCGGATTCACAAGCATAGTGAATAGCCATTTGACAAGAGATTGTATCAAACTCAGTCTTTCCTGCAAAGGTCTGAAGATACGGTGTTGGAGCAGGTTCAGCTCCAGAAACAATGTTTGAATACTTTGCGTCTCCTTCAAAGAGAGGTTTGGTCATATCTCCACAGATAAACAACACTGGAGGAAGGTAATCAGTTGGATGATTTGCCTTTTCTTTTAGGTAGCGAACACAAGCTCCTTGACGAGGAGATGTGATACAGGACATAGACGAATCAATGCCCACAACTCGTGAAGGCTTAGTACGCTTCCATTTGAGAAGATCTCCTGCTCGTCCAACAGCCAATTCTAGCAAAGAGTCTCCCTGTTTGATAGAAGATTTATAGAGTTCATCTTTAATTCGGTTGTGAAAGCTGTAGACATCACGTAGAATTCTATCTCGTGCGTCCAAGTTGTCACGGTAATACAAGTCATCTTCAAAGGTAGCATCCGGTGGAGCATCTACTAAGTTTCGGATCATTTCTTCAGTGATCGGAACATGAATATTAGTCCAAATTGAATCGGCCACTGATATATCATTACCAAACTGAGGACGTCCCAACACGCGATACTGATGAGTTTTATCATATCGAGTTCGCATAATGTTCCAACGTCCATGTTCTGTATCGTATGAACATTCAATGATGGTATCATTCTCAACACGATTACCTTCCATATCAACTGGAATTCCACGATCATTCAAAGGCAGACTGATGATATGTGCTTCAGGAGCTCGTGGAACGGATGGCTGGAAAGGTGAAGGAATACGATCGCGGCTTTCAGCTTGAACTCGTTCCTCTGGTGAAACTACAGGAGGAGTATATTCACCTGTCATCGTCTCGCAAGGATACACAATATCTCCAGGAGTTCTTGAGATATACAATGTTCCTTTAACAACTCGTTTGCCTAATCCCGTATCAAAGCTCTCACCATTCTTGAATTTTACAAGAAAGTCAATACTGTTGTGAGAAGCAGGTTTCCATTTATAGACAGTTGTCCATGTTTTGCCTTTACGTTCATTGTTAGGTCCAACAGGAGATGAACGAGGTGTAAAGACTAAACCATCAGTAGGATATTCAAACTTAGTATCCAAGATCTTACGAATGGCTTCTTGCATAGCAGGTCCATCTCCTGCAAGAAACATCTTGGTGACAATCCTTAGAGGTTTTCCTCCTGGACTTGAAGTGAAGTCTTTGGATAAGTCTCCAACAAACGATCTAGCACATCCAAGACGAGACTTATTCATATCTTCTTCAGATGTGAAGAGTGGCAATCGCCTTACATCACGATTGCGATACCAATAGACATCAAATATACAGAATTGGTTACGATCTGCAAGATATTCACCATCTAGAATATCACCTACGTGAATAGAGTTAGTAGCCATCAAACCAGTCCAGGTAATCACTGAGCTTGGAGTGATTCGGAGAACACGGAGATCACGCATGACAATCAAGAAGCATCGCTCACCATCTGCCTTGTTTGTAACCGTGTATCCAGTCAAGATGTTGTTTGGACGATCTTCAATGAGATGACGACGTTCCAAAGTGACTGGATTCAAGAAGGGTGTTCGGGTAGTCTCAAA